GATAACTAGATCTGAATTCATTTTGCCCTTTCTGTGTGGTATTTCCACAGTCTTAGGCTACTTGACTAACGCGCTGGTTTTATGTCGTGGCGTATAACGATTTGATAACTATCTATAAACTTTGCCATAGACAGTAAAAGACCCGTCTGCATTTACAGGCACAGGGATAGGGGTTACGTTTTTATCATATACTTCAATAATGCCAAAGCCCATCTGCCAATTAGCGGCTCCAGCCTTTAAATAAGAGGCTTTCTTGCTATCCATTAAATTCCCTACCTCAAAGCCCCAAAGTGTCTTAAAACGGCCTTTAAAGCCCGTAGAAACCCCTTGTAGGCCAAGTCTATGAGTGTGACCACATACAACCGACACACCAAACTTGTTAGCCAAACCAGCCGCAGTGCCGCCAGCGTTTTTGTTAAGGCTTCCCTCATCGCCATGCACTAGCACCCAGTTGGGTAAGAATTCATAGGGCTTGGAATGGAACTTGATTCGAAGCTCATCGAACCCCATGAACTTAGGGTAATTAAGCTCAGGTAATCCGAGCAAGCTTGGCGCTCCTCTGAGCAAGGTAGCGTATAGCCGGTCGGTGTGGTTGGAACGGGTAACATCGGTAACCCCAAGTTCCCAAAGAATATCTCTGCAAGTTTCTCTATCTGCATCTAATTGGCCCTCGTATTCCAATGGTGTGCCTTTAGCCCACTTGCTTTGGCTCTGCATGTCTAGCTCATCGCCTACACATAGGACTTGGTCAAACTTCTCGCGCTTTACAAGCTTGCTTAAATTTTTAACTGCTTTTTCGTGATGATATGGAACCTGTAAATCGCTAATTACAAGTATTCTTTTTTTAGTCATCATCCTCATCTTCGTAAGGAGAGAAATCAGGATTATATGGATCATGCTCTGGCAGATTTGGAGTAAACCAATCAGGCCAGCCAGCAGATGCAGCGCATAAATATTGTGCAGCTTCTACATCAAATCCTGCCTTGCGTAGGGCAAGGTAATACTCTCGTATTTGAATAGCGTGTATTTCCAAAGGAGTAAAGTCCTCTGTTCGTACAGTCTTAACGCGGCTTGGTCGCTTCTTCGCCATGTTTTGCACTCGCTATCCACTCAGTAGCTTCTATCAAATAGTAAATGCCATTGGTACGACAATTTCCATCTGCTAGAGCCATGACTTATTTTTGCAGAAGAATGTGATAAATCTGGTCAATTTGCTGTTCGACACGCGATAAGCGGTCATTCATGCTACCGCCGCCGTTTGGCTTTAACTCCGCGAGATAGTGCTTTACCAGCCATTGCACTAAGCCAATAAACGAACCAATAACGATCGAAGCAACAGCAGCAACAGCCGCTATGTCCTGCGCACTCACTTTTTCGTTGGTGTGGCATATCCAAATACGCCGGCTACTACTGCCCAAAGAATTGAGCGATAATCTAAAGCAAATTCTGAGCCAGCCCAGGCTGCTAGAAATGCGCCAACAGTTAGTACATAAGGGTTTTTCATAGTTCGCCTTTCAGTAGCGGAATTTCAAAAGGAGTTTTATCCAAATCGCCTTTAGCAGTAAAGGAAATGTGCATGTGGCTTTCATGTGGGTTGGTGCCTCGATACTTTCGCCATTTCCAACCCATAATGGGTGAAGCAATTTTTCCATTGTAGATGACATAGGCAATTCGCTTATCTCTCTTGGCGCATTGTCGTATCTGATCTGCAAGATAATAGGCCTCAGATTTGTGGCGTGATAAATCGCGGTCAATGTCAATTGCCCTAACACATCCGGTCTTATCTGGATTATGATCTGACTTTTCGGCGCGGTGCTTAGCATCGCCTATCCAGCCATCTGAGCGTTTATCTCGGTCTGGGTAGCGATGGTTAATGCGCTCACGCATTTCCTTTGCCGCATGACTTAACCAGGGATTCACTCGCTATCAGTTTCCTCAAGGCTTGCTAAGTATTCTTGATAATCTGAATTTGATGGATTTTTAGGAATAGATAAAGTTTTATCATCTAGTTCCAAAATGATGCAATCTTCAGTTTCAATATATTTTGGCATTCTATAACTCCGCGCTAAATTCGAGATAAGTTGATGAGCTGTTATTGGCACGCAAATAGCACGCATAACCAGTATTTCCAGATGCGATGGTCGCTGCCAATGCAGCACTTTCAGCATTTGTGCCGTTTGTAGTCAATGTCGGCGCTGCCGTTCCTCTTTGCGTAGAACCCTCATAAACTTCAAAACTTCCCGATGTTCCAAGTGTAGGAGTGGTTCTCATTGTAACTTTATATGGAAAAACAAATGACGTTGAAGTTGCTGAAAGAATTGCACCAGTACCAAAACGCATATAAACCGCAGTAGCATCAGATGAAACACGCTGGTAATATCTTTGGCAAGCCGCTAATTCGCCGTGCTTCGTGCCTGTTGCGGTTTGGAATGGGGTTGCAGTTAATCCTGCTTCTAGTTGAACACCCCATAGTGAAATAGTTGCAGATTGAATTCCTAGCGTACCTGTTCTGGAATCAAAATTGCTGCCAGCTGATGTCCAAAAATTTACTGCTAAGTATGAATCGTTTGCCGTTCCAATAGTCTTTCCACTTATTGATGGAACTGAAACTGTTACGGAATATCTAGCCCATGATGAAGTGATTGCGGTTTTTGTAGCGCCAAATAAAACGGCACTAGATGGTGATCCGCCTGTTCCAAAAGTTTGTGAAAAATCTACGGAAACGCTCGGAGTTCCTGAAGCTGCTTTAGCCCAAAATGATAAAGTAGCAGTTTGACCAGCGAGCGTTCTTACATCTTCTCCACGGTAAATAAATCTTGTATTATCGCCAGCCGCAGATTGTCCTGAAGTCGCAATTTGAATGAAATTCGTTGCTTCATAACCGCTTACGGGAGCTGCACCAGCAGTAAAGGTTTGAGCTGAATAAGTAGAAGTTCCACCTGAATTAGTCGTAATCCATCTGTCGAAAGTAAAAGTAGAAGTTGATGTAGTGCTTGTAAAACTTCTTTGATTAATGCCAAAATCGCCGTTAATGATTTTGTTTTTACCAGCTGAATACTGACCGCCACCATAATTAGCTTGGTCAAAAGAAACTGTTACCGCACCGGATGTTCCTCCACCGGTAATGCCTGTTCCAGCGGTAACCGCTGTTATGTCGCCAACATCGTTTGTAATCCAAGTATAATCGAGATCTGTATTTGATGCCTTACTTAAAATTTGTCCGGTAGTGCCACCTTTGAGATCAACAAAAGAGGTATCAATGGCGTTACCCAATGTGCGCATTGCCGCAGCACCATCTTTAACCAGGTCTGTATCATCAGGCGTTTCCCACCCAAAATTGGTCGTAGTTGCCATTAGCTAATTACTCCTATCGCGTCTTCCCATTGTAGCGTATTCAAGATTGAATTCCATGTTTCTGCACTATTTACCTGCTCCCATCGCTGCCAGTATCCTGAATAGCTAAGCGGTGACAAGGTAAAAGTCAAATTAAGCGTGTTCGGGCCAGCCTGGAATGTCCAACCCTCTACATAACCCTGATAAGGAGTAGATGATATTTTGGCTGGTAGGTCGGTTAGTTCGATTGGTTGACCCAAGAAGATATCGATTAGCGCATCCCGGTCTGTGTCATCCAATTCCGGACTTTCTAGCGGATAAGAAATAGCATCCAAAATAGCTCTAGGATATGAACGCAACAACAATAATCTTTCAGCAAATAGTTCGGCATCTGTCTGTAGTTCTAAGGTTGTATCAATAATTTCGGAATAATTACCAAATTCGGATATTGAAGTGGCATCTGAATCCACCACTGTTTGACCATTTTTGTAAACTATGGTCACGTAATTACGCATATCGCCGGACCTGGTTATTGCGCGAATACCCACCCCAAAAGCATCATTAGCGCTTAATGTGGTAAAGCCATTGGCTAGTAAATAGTCTTGACGATGTTCCTGATTATCATAAGCGACTTTACCTTGATCATCTTCATAAATGGTACCTAAAGCAGAATTGGCTAGTTGGCTAACGTATGTGTATGCGTTAATTGGGTCGGCCGCTCGCGCTACCATTTCATAAACACCGGTATCAATGGTTCCTAAGCCGATATTCTCAGCATTTGCCCAAGTTTCTGTGGCAGGGCTGTAAGTATTCCATGTGACCGAGCTAGGCATGTCATTCCAGCTATTAGCTAAAACATCGGAAACAATGTCATAAATTTGGGAACCCTCGTTTGTTTTGACTAATGAACCAGTCCAAGTCGTGCGAGCCAAGCGAGATAAAGCTCCAAGTGCTGTAATTGAAACTCCCATAACCGTAGAGCTTGAGCCGGTACTCATTACACTGGTTGTTATGTCGGTTATATAGCCGCCATAAATAGGCACGAAATTACCAGCGGAATTTTTCAACTCTACGCTTATTTGATGACCTACTTCAAAATTTAAAGAATCATTATTTAAATCAACAAGCTGTAAATAGCAATAACCAGCAACAGCTTGTTCGTATATATTAGTGCGACCACGAGTGACCGTTAAATTAGCTAATGTAACAGATTTATAGTCAACTCCATCTATTGAAATCTTCCATTCTGGATTCCAAATGCTCATGCGAAAGCGCCTGCCCCTAATGTGCCTCGATAAGCTGAATTATTCAAAATTGAAATTATCTGTCTAGCGGTAGATTCAGGATCAATAGCACCATTGACAGTAATGTTTATGGTATTGCCACCTAAAGCGTTATTAGGAACAATATTGCCATTAGAAGTAGGCACAAATAGCTCAGGGCCTTTTTCTCCAACCACATAAGCAGAGCCAGTATTAACCGGACCGCCAGCAGCTCTAAAGCCACCAAAGATATTATCAATTAAACCAGCGATGCCGGATACAATAGGATTGTTTCTAACAATATTGATTAAGTCGCGTACTTTGCCAATAACGCTATCCATGAAATTAACCAGCCTGCTAAATCCGGTAATCAGTCCAGCCACTAAATCTCCAATAACACGAAGAGCTGCGCCCAAGACTGTACCAAATGCAGGTGCTACATAATCACGCACGAAATTAGCAATATTGCGTAATAAATTGTAAAAAGGAGTTAACTCGTCTTGATTATTTTGCAACGCTGTTTTAACGGTATTTATGGCACTTACCAAACCATTGAAAACTGGAATAAATATATTTTGAATGGTTGGTGCTAAATAATTAGTAATAAAAGCCCATAAACCTTGAAATGCTGGCAAAAGGATATCTCTTGTAATAGTTCCGGCATTCGCTAAAACATCTCTAAAAATAGGGCCTAAAACTACAGATAGTTTTTCGAAAGCAGGAACGATATTATTGCTAACAATTTGTAATAATGGCGTAAGCGCTTGCAAGATATATGATCCTGCGGTTTCTTTGGCTTCCTCAAAAGCTATTTTAAGTCTAGCCATTTTACCCGCATAGGTGTCTGCCTGGACTGATGCTTGACCGCCAAAAGTATTAGACAAAGATTTAGTTACATCTTCAAAGCTCATAGACTTTAATTCAGCTGCACTTAAGCCTACGCCAAGTCTTGACAAAGCGGTATTATTGCCATCATAAGCTCTAGCAAGCGCCTGGCTAATAGATTCTAAATCTCTGCCAGTGCCAGCGGCAATATCGAGGGCAAGGTTTTGCAATTTCTGCGCTTCGGTGACATCGTTGGTAGCACGTACTAATTTTTCAAGACTTGGTCTTAATTGATTATCAGATACGCCTGTGGCTAATGATGTTTTAAGAATATAAGATTCGGTTTGAGAAATTGTATCTTTCGTAGCATCTGCAACGTTTTTTAAAGTCGTTGCCAAACGAGCCTGTGCTGCTTCATCCTCAATAGCTGATTTAACGCCCTCTATGGCTAATTTGCCAGCATAAGCGGCTGCGGCGGCTGTTGCGGCAGCGAAAGCTAAACCAGCCTTTTTGCCAAAGTCTGAAACACGATCTCCAAATGAGATGACCTCTTGGCTACCGGTTGAAAGGTTTTTTCTAAGATTATCAACATCGGCAAGAATGGAAAGTTTAAGAGTTCTACTACCGGCCATTAGTCAAACTTCCTAACTATCTTGTCAAATGCATCTTCCCACTTTTTAATCAATTCAGGTTGAATTTCGCGCAACGTAGGATATATAAAATAACCTGCATTACCTTTACCTTGATTTGGTGTTCGGCGTGGAAATTGCTTATATTTATTTGAACCAAATTCCATGCCAGGCCATAAAGTTTGAGTAGTTGCTCCGCCTGAAAACTTTTGACTAACAAAGCCATAAGAAAATTCACCAATTTTGGAAGACTTAGAAACCCTTACTCCATCTGCAATTCTTTGCGCTGCAGTACCGGAAACTACTCTGCGTGATGCCGCGACTTTAATGCGATCTGCGGCATATTGCGCTAAAGCATTTGATTCAGATTTAGCTTGGTCAATGGCTTCTAAATCCATAGCTTTAAAAGCGCCTGTGATGCGGCGAAGTTCAGCGCGATCATAAGTTATTGCGCTATCCATTTCGCTCCTTTAGTATCTCTATCGCGGTAGCGATATCGTCTGCATCAACCCATTCTCGCATCGGAATTTTAGTAGCTAAAGCTAAATCAACTAAAAGCCTATTTACACTTCCGATGCTATGGATTTTGGGTCTAGCGGTAAAGTCTCCATATCAGCGACTGTATCCATCCAAACCTCGAAGGCTTTTACTGGTTTGCCACTGGCCTCTCTTTTCATCGCGTTATACGCCAAAAAGAGAATATCCCAAACCCCAGTATTGAGTTCTGCGATACTTTTGCCAGTGGCCTTTTCCAGCTTTGCATACTCTGGTGGTTGAGCAATATAAATCGCTTCTTCACCATTGTTATATGTAATTTTTATTTGTGACTTCATGCTCTCGATTTCCTAATTTTAGCTAAATGTTTCGGTTGGTGTTCCAACTACTGTCATTGTCCAAGTATCGGTCAGCGCTCCTGGAGCTGCGCCACCTGCGCTTGGGAAAACTGGAAGTACATTAAATGCAAAGACTGCACCAGATGCCGCAGTAAATGAAACTGCTAATGTTGTATTTGGTGCTGATTCTGCATCTGACCACATTGCCTCAAATAGTGATCCTGTTGCTCCCCAGTCTTGCAATAGTTCAATTGTGAATGTCCATTGCTTATCTGTTGACTTGTAAGCGCGGCCATCAAGTGTCTGGTAAGTCTCGATGATGGTATCGCATGAAAGTGTCGCGGCTGTCGCTTGAGCATCATAGGATGATGAATCCAATGTGAAAGTGACATCGCGGCCAGTAATAACTGTCGTTGCCATTGTTCTCCTTAAGAAGTGTGCTCGTAGCGAACGCTCAAGCGGATATCTGACACAAGCACCGTGCTTGGGCCAATTTGAGTTACTGTTGGTCTTTCGACTACCGATAACTCGTAACCTGACGAACCTAAGTTAGTCAGAATACTTAGCACTAGATTTTCTAAATTGTCTAGCGATGCTGGATTAGATAAATAAGCCACGCAAGCAGTAATTGTATAATTAAGTTTTACTCTTATCTTTGATTTGCCAATAGTTTCTAATTCCATATATGGAGAACCAGGCACAATAACTACCGCAGGAACAATTGGCGCCTCCGGCACATGATCATAAACGTTTGCAGCAACTGAAGATAAAGCAGATTGAATGACATCACGCACATTGGCAGAAATTGATGTTGTCATTATTGAGCCAGCGTTTCTGTATCTAGGTAAGGCCCAAGCAAACCAACGCAGCGATTGAAAAGGCTTCTTCCCATGCGGAATGGTGTACTTGTAAAGTCCACTCCCTCAATTTGTCCGCCAGGTGCTACGCGGCTTTGAAAGATTTCAACTGCTACAACCAACACCGCAGCTTCAACGCTTGAATTGCCAACGTAAGTAGAAGCACCGGATAACTTTGCTTTGCCGGATGGAATTACGTTTGCTTCTTCAACGTCTGCGTTTGTAATGTTGCAAGTAAATGTGTAAAGCCCTAAGCCATCTTCATTGAGTGTTCGTGTGCCATTGTAAGGCGAACCGCAGCCCGTAATGACTACTGATTGACCCTCTGTGAATTCGTGAATACCAACTGTTTCAAAGTAAGCCACGTTATCAATTAGCTTTACTTTCTGAATTGGTGCTTCAAAAGACACAAGCATTGGCAAGATTGTGTTTTCAGAAGCATCGCAAATATCTTCTAAATATGCATCGTTATAAAGGGAAGACGATACGCCAAGTATGCTTCGTAGCTGTGCTGCTGTAACAATGCTTGGCATATCGTCTCCTTTTTTATGTAACCTACTGCCTAGCCCCGAGAGCTAGGCTAGGCATGATTAAACTGCTTGGTTTAGAGTAAATGCTCCACCTGCGGTTAGGGTCGCTGTTGCGCCATAGCCGTAGTAACCAACTTCTACCTGACCTGTACCAACAATGTTGGTGCGTAGCTGAAGTGGTCCAGCACCTTCGTACCAAACGAATGAATCACGGTTTACCATGATGATTGAATCATCACCGGTACCTGAGATAAATGGATCAACGTAAACAGGAAGACCCATTACTGAGCCAACTGCTGAACCTGGTTCTACTACGCCCATTCCGTTTTGGCTATTGCCTGCAACGTTGAATAGTGGACGCTTGTTTGAATCAGTAAGAGCAATAAGAGCGCCCCATTGGTCTGGTGTTACCACGATACCGGTTGGGAAACGCTTTGTTGCATTGTAGATTGATGCTGCGCCGCGTGAGATAAATCCTGCGAACTCATCACCATCAAATGGAAGTGTGATTGAAGTAGAATCTAATGTTCCAGCCTGTAGTGCTGTTGCAACTGCTGTATCTGTAGCCTTTGCATAAGCTGCTGACATAAGACGTACAAGTTCCTCAAAGAATGCTGGAGAAGTACGATCTAATACTTCTACGTCAAACTTCTGCATACCTGCATACTTCTTAACTGACACAGATACATACTCAATTTCTGTCTGTGTATCAGAGAAAGCACCCTTTTCTGCTGCTTCTGCAACAGTAGGAACTGTCTTAACGCGTGGGATTTCAAATGAAAGACCAGCAGCAGGCAATGTCGCTGTGCGAATTGCTGAAATAGCTGGGCGAACGTTTGTTGACTTTGGGTCCCAGATTGTTGATAGCTGTGGTGTTGGAACCAGGCCTGCAACTTCTGTTGATGTGGTGTCTGATGCTGCTGCCACGTACTGACGTGACATGTCATCACCTAGAGCAGCACGTACTGAATGCTCCAAGTATGATGCTGGTGAGTTGATTGGTGAACGCAACTTTGTGTGTGCAACCGGTGCGGATGCAATAATTGTTGGTTCAACCTTAGCAGCTTCTACCGCTACATCTTCGGTAGGAGCTGGAACGGTAGTGTCTGACACTTGT